CCTAGGATTTTAGCGAGTACTGTTGAAGGAATATCAACCGCAGTCAGTTCCATCTTCACATCGCCAACACCACGGTTTGATACGTGGTAAGCGACATCACTACCATATGTTTTTACTGGAGCACTTGCAAGACCTGAAATTTTAGCGGTACGAGTCGCACCTTTACCGGTTTGACCTTCAATTACAAAAAGGTTTTCTCCAAGTGTCGGATTAGCATTTCCATCCAACACACGAATTGTCATACGTTTAAAACCAACCAATGCCATTTATAGCACCTCTTTCTTTAATTTAGTATTCTTCATATAGAGCACTCTGACCCTTGTAGGTACGAGCGTCTACATAGCGCTTAATATCAGGAATCCACTGTTCCAGACCACCTTCAGTCTGATAAAATCCCTGATTTTCCATTATTTTTTCAATTCTTCCTTGGAGTTCCTTACACTCCACTCGATTAGTAGACTCTACATTGATTTGATAGAGAAAAGTCTTAGCTAGACTAGTATTGCTCCCACGAGCCGTCTGCATTGGAGGACCGATAGGGATAATGACAATACTTGTTTCATCATCTCCCAAGGTCTCAGGACGTTCAAATGACTTGATACTAATACCAGCTAAAGACTCATCCTCTTCCAAAGCGTTGTAGAGTTCAGTTAATTTGTCCTTAATCATTACAAAAACTCCTGTTTTAATTTCATGCCGACTTTAGATTTGAAGACTGGTTTGCTACCTTCAAAAAAGCGGCGCATAATACCGAAACCACGAGGATGCCCATTCTTTGCATAGCCAAATTCATTTAAGTGAATAAGAGTCCAACGAGGACTTTTAAAACCTAATTTAACCATCGGAACACCACTAGCAGTACCTGTCACATTTCCATGAACGACCGCACCAACCGTCTTCCCAGTGTTAGCGTACACCGCCATAGCCCGTTTGAAAGTTGGTTCAAACTCCTTAACCGTCTCCCTCAAAGCCCTGTTGACCTTTCTACGGACTACCGGCTCCCCTAGGCGAGCCTCGACATTCCTCAAAATATCATCAAATCCTTTTAGATTTGCTCCACTAGACATCACGACTACCTCCGATAATAACTATCAAAAAATCCCGATTATCATAATCAGGACGCACATCAATGACCTGCCATTTCTTACCAACCAAACGGATATCCCCTACTTCGACAAAATGCCGACTTTCAGGCTGATAATCTGTTAGAGGATCACGAATTTTCAAAGTCATCTTAGCTTTCATCGCTTTTCCAGTCGCAATCTCAAAGTCTTTCATACTTGGAGAGTAAACTTGCCCCATCGTATAAAAAGCCTTCTCGTGACTCACATCTCGACCATCAACCCCCTCTTTAACTTTAGAAGTATAGAAAGTCAAGGGGGTTCTCAGGTCTCCGTTTTGAGCCTCTGGCTTCTTGTAGCGATAGCTAGGACGATTAGTATAATGAGACATCAGACGTTGTTACTTCTGGTTGTTTTTCTGGCCATTCAGCAAAGCCAGGCAACGCTTCATTGATTTCATTGAAGCGCTCTTTTTCCGCTTCAAATTCTTGACCAACAGAACGAAACACCCCTTCTTTGAGGTCGTAAAAGCCTTTTAAAACCTTAATCATGTTTTTCCTCCAGTTTATAATTTTCTAGTGACAATGCCATCAAATCCCCTTGAAAGTTCCCATAAAAGAACTCAACTTGGTCATTGTAGACATATCGAGCACGTTCTAAGATAAGCTCTCTCACTCGTGGATCGGTAGAGTCCTTACTACCGACCAGACTGAGGATGGCCGACTCAGAACTTTCCAATATTTGGGAGAGGTTGTTGTCCTCTCCGTCATGAAAAATCCTCATCCGCTCCTTGAAAGATTTAAGGAGTGGATGAAGTTGTTCTTCCTTAGTCATGGTTTAATACCTAGACTAGGCTTGAGGGAGTTTCAATTCCCAAACTGCTGCAGTCTTTTCATCGTGAGCCTTACCGTAAGCAAATTGCTTAGCAGTGTAAAGGTTCAGGTCTTCCAAAGCATAGGTTTCTGTGAAACGGCCAAGTGAGATACCACCACCGACAAAGGCATCGTAGCGACCTTTGACAAATGTAGTGACTTTACCAGCCGTCTGCGCAACGGATTCTACCAAGATAAGGTTGAATGGCATTGCAGTGATGTAGGTTCCTTGAGCGTTCAATGAAGTGTATTGTTTCTTCACGTCCCAAGCATCGGCTGTATTAACAACCATTACAAGATTTCCTTCTACTGCAACTGGAGTAGTGCCATCAGCTTTTGTTGAATGGTATTTACATACTTTTGTCAATTCTTTGACTACGGTTGCTGAGTCAGCAAAAGTCAACTTAGTAGTTTGAGCTGTTTTTTCAGCATAAGTTGTCTGATCTCCAGAAACAGTCCCTGTAAGAGTACGAGAAAGCCCGATAGGTTTGTTGTTTCCATCACCATTCAAGAAAGCCGCTTCAAGAGCAACTGCAAAGGCTTCTGTGATTTGAACAGAGACGAATTTTGCCAACCAAGCTGGTCCAAATTTTTCGGCATCTTTTGGAATTACAACAAAAGCAGTCAATTTATTTTGAATTGCTTCTTCATCGCTGAATTCTTGTTTAAGTTGTCCTTGGATTTCGGCATTGATTTTACCCCAAACTGCTTGACCAGTTTGAGTTGATTTAAGGAATTTCAAACGGATTCCCGCATTTTTAAGACCGATATGTTGAAGGAGTGGACGTGCCATAACCATGTCTTCAAAGATACGGTCGATTGTTTCTTGAGGGAACAGCTTTTCAATTCCTTTAGGAGCAGTTTTTTCAATGTTATTGAAGAACTCACGAGCTTCAGCAGTCAACTTGGCATCGTATGGATTCAAGGCAGAAACTTCTTCACGGGCAGCATCACGAGCTTGAGCCATCATTTCATTGCTCATAGACTCAAGCATTTCGTTGTATAGCTTCGCTTGTTCTTCTTGAGGTGCACCATTTGCAACGGCATCCATAAATGCCTGACGTTGTTTTTCAAATTGATTAGATAATGTCATTGTCATTCTGTTTTTCCTTTCTTAAAACATAAAAAGACCGAACCCTTTAGGAACAGCCTTGTCTGTGTTATTTTCTGGACTTTCTGGAAGATTGAATCTCTTCTGTAAAAATTCACTATTTTCGAAAGCCTCTTTGTCAATTTGTATATCTGGTAGTTTAGCTTCTAGCTTTTCAGCCACCAACTCTGCGATTTTATCAATGTCAGGGGTCATGGCCGACCTCATCTTCTCAATAAAATCACTTGGAATCATAGGAGTTTCACTCGCAACCAAAGTCGGAGCGACATCGTTTGTAAACATAATCTTGTCTACAAATCCATGATTCAAAGCTGATTCAGCATCAAACCAAGTAGTCTTGTTCATCAATCCAAGCAAATCATCAAGAGCCTTACCAGTCTTATGGACATAAGCGCTAGCAATAGACTTGTTAAACCCTTCTAGTACCCCAACCTCATGAAGTAGGGTGTTATGGTCTCCATTTACTTGCGTTGAAACATTGTGGATCATGATTTGGGCAGTCGGACTGATTTCAACCGTATCTCCTGCCATTGCAATCACGCTTGCTGCGCTTGCAGCAATACCGACAATCTTCACGGTCACATCACCAGGATACGAGCGTAGAGCAGTATAGATTTCACTACCAGCATAAACATCACCTCCACCAGAATTGATATGAACCTCAATCGGTTCACCACTATCAGGAAGGACGATATCTTTCGGAGCGGTTGCGTCCCACTCAAGCCAATCGTAAAGCCATCTGTCATTATTTGATACAATCGTACCCTTAATCGGAATTACTTTCATCTTCTTTCTTACCTCCTTTCTCTATTTGCTCACCAATTTGATAGTTTTTGGTGATGAGAGGTTTATCCCCCCATGGAACGGCTTCTAAACCAAGCTCAGCACGAACTTCATTAATCAACATTGAGCCAGACGAAATAAGTTTATCAATGCTCTCAGCAAGTGCAAATTTATCTCTTTGACCTTCTCCTACGATGACAAAGCGGCTTAAATCGTCATATCTTCTTCTTGTTAGCAATGAAAAATTTAAACCATCACTCATCTTCTTAACAAGAGACTGAAAACAATAACTATTGAACATTTTTTGACTATTCTCTAGATTAGCCATGTCACCATGTAGCAAAGCTGTTGGAATACCCAATATATCAGCAACTTCATCATCAAACTGTCTTCTGAGTTTTTTTAATTCTTCAACAGATATATTTGAAGTTCCTGTAGTGTTGGTTAACTCGCTGTATTCCATTCCGTCCTGAGATGGAACAATCGCAATCGTTTTGGTGCTAAATGACTTAAAAAGTCCATCAGCATAGGCTTGAAGTTTTTCACGCATTTTATCATTGAAACTCCCGTTTGTTCTCGTACTAAGAGTTCCCCTGATTTGATTCGTTCTCGCCAAAGCTTCGACTAAACGAGTATGAAGTTTCTCATAGTCTGAAAATAAATCAGATACATACTCTTGCAATCGATTATTGTTATATTGCAAGAAAATCACTTCACTCATCCTAAACCTTTTTTCAAAAGTATAGCCCCTACAAGATACATACTCAAATACATCGTCATAAACAGCATATTTAGTTCGTGTAAAAGCATCTGCCACAAGCAATTGATCATCATCTGTGAGAAAAATTAGAACTTCGTTCCTAGTAATCAAACGATAAACAACTTTTTGCCAAAATTCAGAAGCTGACTCGTTTTTATTTGGTCTAACATTTAACAAGTAATCCCAGTCAGATTTTTTTGTCTTTCCCTTTTCAAGATACTTAAACTCTGACCTAGAAAAAATCCGAGCAACAAACTCTGCCGACTTATCGACAGCCAGACTTTTTAACTGTAGATTCCCAAATATTCGCTCCAGCTCTTCAAATTCAAAACTAGCAGTTGGTGTTTCACGTTTAAATAAATTCAGCAATCCCAAGGTTCGTCCTCCTTTCTTTGATTTTCTGCCGACCACCCACCCAAAATTAAAAGCACCCTTTCGAGTGCTTATATTATGCTACTTCTGCTAATAGTTTTTCCATGAAATAGACTTGACCTTTTCCAGTAATTTTTGTAGTTTTACTGATACGAATTGTTCCATTAGGTTCATGGTGGGTTCGTTCTTTAATTTCAAACAATCCCCTATCCATACTACGCTGAGTTGGCATATTCCAAGAGTCTCCTTTGCGGTTAATTAGAAATCCATTTTCACGTAGCCAAATAAACAAACGATTCTGACCAATTTCCAGACCATTCTGACGGAGCAACTTAGCAAAGTCACCAATCAAAATAGATGTCTGACTAGCTGACACCGCATTAGCAAAGAGAACTTTTGGCTTGTCAGCTTCCATCTGCGCTTCCAGTTTATGGATTTTATTATCCGCAATCTTCAATGCCCTAGCCATAATCTTTTCAGGACTGTTGAAGTCTTTCTCGACTTGAATAAAGTACTCACGTACCTCATATCCTTTTGGAGTTTTAGACATCATAGCAAGATGTTCAGCCATCCGTAATGTCACCGCATAGTCTTGAATTTCTTTAAGACCACCATATTGATTTTGCTGTGTAGTTGTAACTACGCAGCTAAAATCCTCTCCTTCCTGAAACATTTTGAAATTTTGTTCCACCCACTGACTAAAGCGAGTTTTAACTTCTAGTGTTTTGTGCAACTGTCTTGCAGAAACCACTGCATTATCATCTTTTAACTCAATTGTAATAAGTTGATTCATTTTATTTCTCCTTTAATATAATTATCAATAATAGTACGATGCTCATCTTTAAGACTATCCAGCCTGTACATAATAAGATTCAATACAGCGAATTGTGAGCTATGTTGAGCAATAAATTCATATAAGTCACACTGACTATCCCAATCTGGCTCTTTTGCTAGCCAGTTGTGAATCAAATCCATACTCTCACGGATTTCTTCAACATAGTTCAATAAATCTTCGTAACTGTCTAAAAGTTCAATTTTTGCCATTATAAAAACTCCTTTGCGGTATGACAAAGAAGCTCTTTTCTGATATAATGATTTCAGAAAGAGTTTCTTTCTAGCGATACCATGTGCTAGTCGGCTTGGCGGTTTGAATAGCACTTGGTATTTTTTTATTTTTCGGATTTTAAAAGGTCAATTCCTCGTAAAATCGCCTCTGATTTGCTGATTTGCTTTTCATTAGCTACATTTTCCAATGTCTGAAATTCTTTTTCAGTCATTTTTACTGTAACCTTGCGATTTTTCGGATTTTCACTTTTAGGTCGTCCTACTTTTGCAGTCATTTCATCACCCCTTTTTAAGACTGTACCAAAATTATATAACGGTACAGCCGAAAAGTCAAGAGGTTTTTTGAAAAAAATTAAAAATAAGAAAAGCACTTAGATTTCTCTAGGTGCTTAAGACTACTATCTAGTGTAGATTTTAGGAACAACTGCATATTTTATTTCTTTACCTCGTTTTAGGTTTACCTTAGATATTCTTACATACCCCTCTGTTCTATACTTAGACGGTTCCATATAATGGATAAGTTGATTTGCTAACTCCCTAGGTACATAACCAACAAAATAACCTTCAACTATTACTTTTATCGCATTACCATGATAAGGGTTATCTGGTTCTGGTTTAAATTGAAAATTATTTGTTTTAACCGTTTCTAAATGATCTAAATCTTTTTGCAACTTATAAAAAGGAATTTCTCCAGAATCTCGATAAAAAGTCCCCACAACAGTAAATCTTCGTTTCCAAACAAGACCACTATCAATTTCTTTATCTGTGAACTCTTGCTTATTATCAGTTTTTTTACCTGAATCAGTTTTTTGTTTTTTATCTTCCTCTGACCACTTTTGTTTCGTTTTCTCTACTTCACATGCCAAGTCTGTACAACGTTGTTCCAACCAGCTAACCCTCTCGCTTTTTTGATTAGAAGCACCAATTATTCCTAAGATGGACAGAAAAGCTAATATAAAACCAAAGAATTTAACAAAAAAACCAGAAAGTATAAAAATCATAAAAATACTTATAAAAAGAAAAATCACTGAAATCATCTGACCAGGAGTCATACCTGATTTTAAATTATCGATTTCCTTATTTGCTTTAGCTATTTCATTCTCTAATTCAAGTAATTGTTCCTGTCCGTTCACGAGTCCATCTCCTAATCCTATTAGCAAAATAATATTGCACTAAATATCAGAATTAGTATATCAAAAAACATAGCTGTATTCAAT